GAAGTACTTATTGAAGATATAAAACCAGATGAATTATTTTTACCATATCCTTCACAACATCAGGATCATGAAGTTGTATATAAATGTGGTATAGCAGCAATAAGAATGAAACCGGGTTATGTAGTCCCAAAAGTTATGCTTTATGAATATCCCTTAATCGGAGGTCATTTTGATTACATCTATGGAGGTAAATATTATCACAAAGTTGATGATGTTATAGAAAAGAAAATTACACTTTTTGAAAGTTGTTATACGTCACAAATAAAAAAATTCCCTTCGCCTATTAACAGGGAAGGGATTCGTGGTCTGGCAAGAATAAGGGGGATGGAGTGTGGAGTTAAATATGCTGAAATGTTTTATCTACAAAGAGTAATTGAATGAAAGTAACAATACATCAGCCTGAGCATTTACCGTATCTGGGGTTTTTTGACAAGATTCAGAAAGCAGACAAATTTGTGATTTTGGATAACGTAAAATTCAGGAAAAATTATTTTCAAAACAGGAACAAGATAAATGGAATTAACGGAGAACAATGGATAACCGTACCCGTGCATAATAATGGAGACTTAATAAAGGACATCAAGATAGATCAGGTACAATGGACAAGGTTAAGGGAAAAGAACTTGAGAAGTATTGAATATTGTTATAAAAAATGTGATTATTTTGATGCTTATTATCCGGATTTCAAAATGCTTTATAAAGCAGATCATGAAAAATTGATCACTTTAAATATGCAACTGTTATTCTATATTGTTGATAAGTTGGGGATAAAGTTAGATTTTATTTATGCAAGCAGTCTTGGTTCAACAGGGCTCAAGACCGATTTATTGGTGGATATATGCAATAAAGTAGGTGCAACTACTTACCTATCAGGGAAAAGTGGAAAAGACTATATAGAGCTTGGTAAGTTTGAAATAAAGGTGGAATACCATGAATTTACACATCCGGTTTACTATCAAAATGGCATAAAAAATTTTGTACCAAATATGTCAGTTATAGATATGTTATTTAATTGTGGAACATTAAAAAAATAATTAAAAAAAGATTCGGTGTTTGCATTTTAAATAAAAATATTGTACGTTTAACCAATTGTAAATCAATACAATAAAAACTATGGAAAAGAAAAAAGTATTTAAGATGGAAACGATAAACGGTTATGACTTCTTTGAAGTTAGTTCAGCGTTTCAAAAATCAATTAGAAGGTGTGATGAGAGAGAAGCAATGTTTTGGGCTCTTGAATTGTATCAGAGCAATTATGCTAAGTACGTTTGGAAAAGAATGATTATTATGGCAAGTGAAGATGTAGGAATGGCAGAAGTATTATTTCCGACAGTTATCATGGCATTGAAACAAATGTATGATTACTTAGTAGATAAAAAAGATAAGCATAAGCCTGAAAAACTTCCATTTATACAAGCTGTAGTAGCATTAGCAAACGCCCAGAAGTCAAGATATATTGATCTCGCTATCTCGGTGTATGAGAACGAACACAGAAAGAGAGCCGGGAAACATCAAATCCCGGATTATGCCCTTGATATGCATACAAGAAAAGGAAAGAGAATGGGAAGGGGATTAGATTACTTTTATACTGAGGGAGCCAAAATAAACAACACGAATAAGATGCCAAAAGAAGAAGAATTTGAGAAGATAGCAAGGACAGCTGACAAGGAAATGATGGAGTATGAAAGAATGAATAAGCCAGCAAAAAGTCAGGTGATTAATCAGTCGGTTGATAATCAGGAAGATGTAGATACACAAAGGAGGTTGACTTGGTGAAAAAAACCACACAATCCACACATATATAAAAAAAAGAGCCTTGTTTTGAAAGCAGGGCTCGAATTATGCGAAGATGAAAAAGGAATTGACAAAATTACAGAAGAGTTTTTTAAAGATGCTTGATGATCAAGGATACAATATATCCGCTGCTTGTAGAGCAACGAATGTTGGCAGAAAAACCTATTATGACTGGTTAAAAAAAGAAGCATTTGCAGAGGAAGTTTATAATCAGAAAGAAGAGTTGATCGATTATGTTGAAAGTAAGTTGATATCAAATATAAAAGACGGTGAACGAGCTTCAATAATGTTCTTTTTAAAAACTCAGGCAAAGCACAGAGGTTATATTGAAAAGCAGGAAATTGTACATGGAATAATGCCATCACTGGTTGATCTTGTTAAAAAGTACCGAGAAGAAAAGAAGAAATCTAAAAAGAAGGATTAAGATGTATGTTCCGGAAAGTGAAGTAATGGACTTGTTAATACCGGAGTGGGATGCAGACTGGAATAAGTTTGCATTTGATGTTTTAGGGGCTAAATTAGACACTCAGCAAGAAGAAATACTTCACGCAATTCAAAATTCAAGAAGAGTATCAGTAAGAAGTGGGAATGCCCGGGGAAAAGATTACGTTGCTGCAGTAGCTTCATTATGTTTTCTGTTATTGAATATCCCAAGTAAAGTTATTAACACAGCGCCCACCGGCCGGCAAGTTCGGGCGATCATGATGCCTGAAATAGCAAATATGTATAAGAAGGCTCAGACAGTTATTGATCCTGGTGGGAGATTATTAAGTGAAAGTATAAAGTTTCTGGATGAACGTCATTATTTGATAGGATTCAAAGCAGGAGATAGGTCAATAGAAAGCTGGTCAGGATTTCACAGTCCGAATATTATGGTAGTTGTAACGGAAGCCAGCGGAATTGATGATATTACATTTACTGCTATTGAAGGAGTCCTGCAGGGGAACTCAAAATTAGTGATTGTGTTTAACCCAAACAGGTTATCAGGAGAAGCTTACAAGTCTACAAGACAACCTATTTACGAAAGTTACCGGCTTAATTGTCTGGATGCACCGAATGTAATCAATTACAAAAAGATGCTTGACGGTAAAATCACTCAGGAGAAGTACGATGAAATAGCTATACCCGGGCAAGTTGATTATTTATGGATCGATGAAAAGATAAAAACACAAGGTTGGGTTACTCAGGTACGTAAAGATGAAATGATAGACCTTGATTTCAAATGGAACGATAATTATTATAGACCAGGAGACTTGTTTAAAATCAAAGTACTTGGTGAATTTCCGGATGAAACAGAAGATGTGTTAATACCGATACATTGGATTGAAGCAGCACAACAAAGATGGCTTGATATTCCGCAAAACCAAAAAGACATTTTAATAAAGAAAGAGTTGCTTTTAGGTTCAGATATAGCTGGAATGGGTAACGATAAGAACTGTTTTACTCACAGATATGATGATTTTGTACATAAGATCGTAACTTATCCAAATAAGGGCAAAAGGGAGACTATTCACATGGAAACTGCCGGCAGAATAAAGAACCTTATTAAAAAGGGTGGTTATTCTTTTATCGACACGATAGGAGAGGGAGCCGGTGTATATTCAAGGCTTGTAGAGCAAGGTGTTGAAAATGCTATCAGTGCAAAAGCATCAGAAAACGCAAAAGGATTGTTTGATAAGACAGGAGTTCGTACATTTGCTAATATGAGAGCGTACATGTTTTGGACGTTAAGAGATGCCTTGGATCCTCAATTTAATTCTACGCTTGCATTACCGATTGACGATGAATTGACACAAGAGCTTACTGAAATACGCTGGTTTATTCAAAGTAATGGATCGATAATATTGGAGCCAAAAGATGACATAAAAGAAAGAATTGGAAGATCCCCGGATAAAAGTGATTCAGTAGCGTTAACATATTATCCTATGCAGAGAGTACGAAAGAAAGCAACAAAATACGTTTCAAAAGATCAGTTAGGATTCCATTAATTAAAACCTTATAAGTTATGAAAATAGAAGAAATTTTAGCATTAGAAGAGAACAGTAAAATCATTAATCTTCTAACATCTGACTCAAGCAAGTATGATGATATCGATACATACAAAGATGAGTTCGATGGGAAGCATGAAATTCTCAAAAGAGAACCGAAGTTTGTCGGAGAAGGAGAAACAAGAAAAGAAGTAGAACAGGCAAAGATTGTCGTAAAATTTCAGAAGAAGATAGTGAACTTTGCTGTTTCGTTTTTATTTGGAGCACCAATTAAGCTGATAAATAACAGTGAGGATAAAAAGTCAGATGAAGCATTTGATATTCTTAAAAACACCTGGAAGGATTCAAAGTTGGATTCTCATAATAAAAGACTTGCGAAAACACTTTTCAAAGAGACTCAGGCAGCGGAGTATTATTATGTAGGAAAGGATAGTGAAGGGGAACTGAAAATAAAGGTTGCTTTATTCAGTTACAAAAATGGAGACAGGATATATCCCTTTTTTGACGAATACGGAGATATGGTTGCATTTACAAGAAGCTATGTAGCAAAAGGAGATGACGCTAAAGATGTTGATTATGTTGATGTTTATACGGCTGAGAAGATAATCACATTTAAAAAGGAGTCGAAAAATGTATGGGAGCGAAATGATAAAGTCAATGGAGTAGTAATAGTTGACGGAGATAAGGAGAATAATATAGTATTAGGCAAAATTCCAATTGTGTATTATGAACAGGATGAAGCTGAATGGACTGATGTTCAAACATTAATAGACAAGTATGAGTTACGCCTTAGTAAATTGGTTGACACGAATGACTATTTCAGTAGTCCTGCAGTAGTAGTGAAAGGTAAAATATCCAATATGCCAGATAAGGGAGAAATGGGAAAATTATTTCAGATTGAAGCAGAAGATGTTGGTGGTACTGCCATGTACGGAGATATTGATTATCTTACCTGGGATCAAACGCCACAATCAACAGACTTAGAGCTTAAAACCATTCAAGGATTGATCCATAGTTTGACGCAAACTCCAGACTTAAGTTTTGATAATGTTAAAGGGATAAGTAATGTTTCAGGCATTGCAATGAAGTTTATGTTCCTTGATAGTTTGTTAAAAACAATGGATAAGCAAGAGATATTTGCGGAAGGACTTGAAAGAAGAATAAGTATTCTGAAAACAATTCAAAGCAAGATAGTGAATATAAGTGCTGCAAAAGGCTTTGATGATTTAGAAGTTGGAATTGAATTCAATGATGTATTACCGCAGAATGTTCAAGAAATTGTCGATATGCTTTACACAGCTGCAGGAGCGAAACCAATTATGAGCCAGCAATCAGCAGTTAACTCTAATCCTTTGGTTGAAAAGCCAGATGAAGTAATTGCTGAACTAAAACAAGAATCTAAAGAGGAAAATATTATTCCAGGTACCCAAAACTTTTAATAATGAAGCTACTTGAGTTTTTAAAGCTTGTTCCGGTATCTGGTAAGAATGATTACCTCAAAACATTTAACTGTGATGTTTATAGAGAGTCCGTGAACGTTGGCATAACGAACAATATAAATAGGGTTATTACTAAGCAATTAAAAAGATACAAAGTTCCTGAAATGCAATGGGAAGATTATTTTGTTACTGATAATGCAACAGCGGTAGTTGTTGAGATTGATGTTGAAAATGGGTGTGTTCTGTATTTATTGTTAAACAATGAAGCTACGCTGGATGAATTAGTTCATGAATGCTTACATCTTGCAGAAAAGATTTTGTGGGCAAGGGATATTTACCACTCACCGGCAACGTCAGAAGTTTGGGCTTATTTTATTCAGTATTTATTTGATAAGGTCATAGAAATATTCAGAATAGATGGATGAAAGAGAATATTACGCCCGGCATTTACGTAACATACGGAGAAGTTCAAGGCGTATCAGGGCGATGCTTGAAAAGTCGTATGCAAATCTTGGAAAAGAAATTGCAAGTCAGAAGTTTGTCAGTCCTACAACATTTGCCTGGTCCAAGAATGAAAAGTTAGCGAAAAGAGTTGACCTGATCCTTGGACAGCAGAATGTCGGATTAAAGAACGAAATGACTCGCAGTATCATATCGGAGTGGAAGTTAGCAAGTCAAAAGAATGACGAACTTGTAAAGAAGTATATCGGAGATACATACGTATATCACAAAGCAAGTAAAGAGTTGTTTCAAGCAAATACAGAAGCTTTAAATGCTTTTCTATTAAGAACCGATACAAACCAATTCAATTTAAGCAAAAGAGTTTGGAACCTCACAAAAGAAACCAAAGCACAGCTGAAATATCATATCGGTCAAGGTATTGCAACAGGGAAAGGTGCAAGTGAGATATCAAGAGATATCAGGAATGTTCTTGTAGAACCAAATAGACTTTATAGGAGAATTCGCGATAAAAAAGGGAAGCTTGTATTGAGCAAACCAGCCAAACTATACAAACCCGGGTCCGGTGTTTACCGGTCTTCATATAAGAACGCCTTAAGATTAGCCTCAAATGAAATGAACTTATCTTACAGAAAATCAGATTTTGTAAGGAGAAGTCAACTACCTTTTATTGCTGGACAGAAGGTCAATTTGTCCGGGTCTCACCCTGTTTACGACATTTGCGATGAAATGAAGGGTGTTTATCCTAAAGATTTTCAGTTCTATGGTTGGCATGTTGGATGTTTTTGTTACACAACATCGATCCTGATGGAAAAAAAGAAGTTTATTAAGTACTTAAAGACTGGTAAAATTGATAAACGGTTATATGCAAACAAAATACCCATTAAAGCAGAAAGGTATGTGAACAAACATGCGAATAAGATTGGTAAGATGAAAAACAAGCCGTATTGGACTGAGAATTTCACGCAAAAAATAAAGCTAAAAGATAGCATAGGACAAACAAGAAGTTTGAAAGATTTAGAATTAAAATGAAATAAGTTGATAAAATTTGTTGTTTGTTTGAAAAAAAGAATTTATATTTGGTGGATACGAGTAACAATAGTAACTAAAATAATCACTAACTTAATTAGAACAAAGAAATGGAAGAAAAAAT